CCCCAATTGACGACCCCACGGCTTGGACGTTGGACGCTGAGCAACTAGCTCAAGCACTTACCCGTGCGATCAATGCTCGTGGAGTACTTGTGGCCCTTGACCCGCCTCACGACAACTCGCCCAGCTCCTCGGTCCGCTCACTGGATACTGAAGCCATATTCCAATGCTTCACTGCTCCTCCCGCCCGTCCGGTTTGCCCCTTGACTGGCAGTTCGTGTTCATCAATTGACACAGCGGGGATCAACAGCATATTTGACGTGCCGGAGAAATGCACTGCTGCGGCCGTCCCCCACCTGCCGAAGGTTCGCCTGCCCAAGAAGAATGACTGTGGCCTCAAAGCTTTTTCGGAGGTGCTTGGAGTCAGCAAGTCGCGAGTTTGGGAGCTCATCAACGAAGAGTTTGATCAAACCGGCCTGGAAGACGCCGGACAGACCTACGAGCACCTTGACTGGGTCGCAAAGAAATTGGGCGTGCGTGTGCCGATCATAGGCGATGCTGATGCGGTGATTGGACCGGTTGACTTCGCCGGTGAATGGCTCGGCCCGATCGCTGAGACCATCTATTGCAGCCCCGGCCACTGGTTCAACTCAGTGGACAACCCGGAAGGCCCGCAGATCGCCTACCAGGCTTGGCTCCGGAAGTTTGCCGCGCGCGCACGCGCTGAGAAGAGGAAAGAGAGGCTGCCCGCGCCCACACCGACTTTCACTGACGACGAGGTGTTGGATAAGGCCATCGCCGAGAATCGCGTTGCCATTCAAGAGGAACAGGCGCGCGTCGCTGACCTCGTGGCCGATTTGGTCGCCGACTGTGAGTGGGGCTACTCCCCTCTCGAGGTCGCGGCACTCAACTCGTGTGGATTCACCAACCTGGCCCCACAGTACAAGGGCTCAGCGCACATCCCTGCGAACCGCATACACGCCATCCAGCCGAACTACGTTGAAGCGCCCCGGACCACAATTCACGACGACCCCGAGTGTCCCGAGCCAATAGCGCGACTGTCCATTCGCTTGGCAGCGATTGGGAGGCATTTCTATAAGCCGAAGCACCCGATGATGCGCGCGCAGGCCCTTGAATCGGACATCAAGAATACGCGCCTGGGCGGCAGTTGGTCGAACGAGGAAACACGGACAAAGATCGTCACCATGCTCTCCATGGTGGGTAAGGACGACGCACGCAACCCAGTTTGCGTCATACAAGGGGCTGGCGGAGGGGCCAAGACACAATTCCTGATCGACTGGCTTCTAGACGAGAAGGCGAATGACGTGCCCGTCGACGTAGTGATCATCTGTCCAACTCGCGAGTTGCGCGACAAGTGGTGCGGAGACCTGCCGACCTTCGACCCCAGGCGCATTAAGACCTACGAGAAGGCGCTGGAGCAGCTAGTCGACCACGACTTGCTGATCTTCGATGACTACTCGAAGTTTCCGCCGGGCTTCATTGAGGCGTGCCTTCGAAGGCACAACGGCCCCATCGTACTCACTGGCGACACGCGGCAGAGCAAATACCACTGCCCGAACGAAAATGCCACCATCGCCGGCTTAGCTCCAGCTATGGAATTCTACCAGCGCTGCTCCGACTACTATCTGAACGCGACTCACCGCAACGAGCAAAGCATAGCCAACGCCTTGGGCGTCCACAGCTCACGCGTGGGCCGCAGTTCAGTGACGATGTCCAGTGTCCCTCCCTCCGATGGCCGCCCTTTCCTCTTTTCCACCACGGCGCAAAGAGACGCTGCACGCGAGTCCGGCCGCCGCGCCTTTACCTACGCCGGTTGCCAAGGCCTCACTTGCAAGGCCACGGCCATCGTCCTGACTCGTGAGAGCGCTGCCGTGCAGGACGACGGCTGGTACACGGCCCTTTCCCGTGCGGAAAGCGACATCGTCATTATGCCCGAGTACTCCACCGAGGGCTACGCCTGCGACTCGTTTGACGCAGACAAACTCAGCTCCACGCCCTTCCTGCAGGCCTTCATTAATGTCTACCAGGATATTAAGGCCAACGAGTTGCCCGAGCCTAAGGTGCCTGAGCCCGTGGTGCCGGAGCCTGAGTTGCGGACGCGCTTGGTGTGCGAGCCGGTCGAACCGCTGTACGACGCGGTTATCGAAGTGGCGGGGGAAAAATTTGACCGCGAAATGTACGTCAATGGGGAACACACGAATGTCTTCCAAACTGAAGACGTCTTCGTGCAACAATTCGCCCACCAACAGGCTAAAGATGAGCCGCTCCTGGCCGCCACCGTAAAGAAGCGCATCATTAAAGGTGCGCCAGAGGACAACAAGGTCCAGTTCCGAGCTGCCAGGGAAATCGGCTCCACCCTCTTCGAGAACTACCGCAAGGCCATGGGTTTGCCCAAAGAGCCGCTCCCCTTTCAAAATGCGCTTTGGGGCCAATGTGAAAAGGAGGTCACCGCCACGTTCGCTGCCAAGAGTGCGGGACAACTGCACAACTCAATTACGCGCCAGGACCCGGACTACGACCCTTTCTTCATCACGTTGTTCAACAAGAGCCAGTGGGTCAAGAAGGAAGAGAAATTTGGCAAACCCGCCAAGCCCGGACAAACTATCGCCTCCTTCAAGCAGCAGGTAGTCATGGAATTTGGGATCATGTCTAAGTACGTGCGTAGGATCCGAGAGCGATTTTGCCCCAACAACATCTATGTCAACTGTGGCACCACGCCCGACCATCTCAGCGATTGGGTTGCCAAAGGCTGGAACACCACCCGGCCGGCTTTCTCTAACGACTACGTGGCCTATGATCAAAGCCAGGACGCCTCGATGTTAGCATTCGAGTACTACTTGTACGATCATTGCGGTGTGCCCGGCCAGATCATAGAACGTTACCTGGCGATCAAGACACAGGCGCGAGCCTTCCCGGGCTTTCTGGCCATCATGCGATTTTCCGGCGAGGGGCCGACTTTTGACGCTAACACAATGTGCAACATAGCGTACCACTTCACTCGTTTCGAAGTTACGGACGACACGAAGTTAGCCTTCGCCGGTGATGACATGGTGCAAGACCACACCCCGCAAGAAAAGGATAGCTTCGCGGCCATCTCTCGCGACCTCAAGTTGGAAGGGAAGCCGGTTCATCATACCCAAACCCCGGGCGACATGGCCCCTTTCTGCGGTTGGCTTTTCACGAAGTACGGGATAGTCGGCGCCCCCAAGAAGGCTTGCGCCAGCCTCGACCTAAGCTCCAAAGTTAAGCTTGAAGAAGGCTTTCTTACCTCCGCCGCACACCTAGCTGGCCACGCCTACGGCATGGGTGATCGACTCATGGAGATCTACTCCGAAGAAGAGCAGGCGTACCACTCCCGTTTGGTGAATCGATTGATCAAGGCCAAAGTGCCGCCACAAAACACGCCCGAAGCCGAGAAATCTAAAGCACGCTCTTGGCTCGCTGGGCTATTCCATTGAGAAACGCATTCGTAAATTGAGAGGCGTTCCGCGACCGCCCTATGGCGGCGCCAGCTGGTAGCGTGAATCCCACCTGGCCTGAAGCAGGAACCCATCGCAGGTAGCGTGAATCCCACTTGGCCTGAGGCAAGAAAATTCCCACGAACCCCACTTGGCCAACAAACACGAAATGGCCAGAACCCGTTGCAGGTAGCATGAATCCCACTTGGCCCAAAGCAAGGAACGTGTTTACGAACTCGGGCTGGTTTCCGAACGCGCTGGTTTCGCGTCCACGACGATCGAGCTAGCCTTGGTCCGTTCAGGAGTAGCCCGTCACCAGAAGTTGGCAGTCTTTGAAGAGTTGTGTTGTGGTAATCCCACTAGTGTTGGAGCCCGCTTGCTCGTTTATGTCTTTCCGGAAGCTTCTCTAGAAACCGGTTCGATTAGTATACCGTGCGGTCCAGCTGTGTATCGTTCTCCCATTGAAGACGAGTGACAAACCCCGAGGTGTAGGGTAGACCCTTGCCTCCCAGTGGTTCCCTCGCCCTCTCTTTGGTGAGTTGCGCCTTTAAAGCAAGCGCGCAACGTACGGGCCGTGCCTTCGGCGGCTTATTCTAATGCTCTGTTGCACGCACATCCTCTGACTAAGTTCCCGCACCCTTAAGTGACTTAAACTCCGAGTGTTGGGCCAAACAAAGACCCCGACGATAAGCGTCCGAGTGTTGGGCCAAACAAAGACCCCGACGATAAGCGTTTTTCCTCTCGAACTCCCTTGTCTTCCCCTTCTGCTTTCCTGTGGGCGCCGCGCTTTGGAAGCAGAGCGCCCACGAGCTTAGCCCGTCAGACTGCA